GCGTGTGCCATCCCATTCAACAATGTCATTTGCAAATGCCGAAAAATCAGATCCGTCTGCATTTTTCCAAGCATCAGGTCCGTCTTCGTCAAAGTATAATTCATATTCTACTTTATCGCCTATATTAAGGAAATCTTTAAATTTTATTATATAAGTTTCGCTAATACTAGAAGAATCACCATTTATATCGTGTGTTGTTTTTACTTCAGTTCCGTTTACTAACACACGCCAATTTCTAACATCTTCAAAAGGTATTCCGGTATCAATAGTGTTTGTTTTTGTTTTAGTAGTAACTGTGTTTTTATATGTATTACCTATATTTCCTAAAAGTAAAATTCTAGGATATTCTGTTAGATGATCTCTAGGATCATAATTTAAAGGGTCTATGATGTAGTCTATATTACTGCGATCTCCACTAGGGCCTGTTATAGTAGTATCTGTAGGTATTGTATCTGCATCAATGTTTATTACAAGTTCAGTTTCATCTAACGGATTAATAGACGCTGTTCCTACAACATCACCGAAGCCATCTCGTCTTTGTAATCTAAGCTCTGTAATGCCTGATTGAAAAATTTCCGGAATTGATTTAAGATAACCTGTCCAGGTTTCTGCACCAATAACAGCATTTTTACCAATTAATTTAGCAACACCATTTAAGAATAATAAATCATAGTTATTGTGACTAGTTGCAACTAGTGTACTTTCAAATGTCATACCTTCTCTTGCACCATTTTGTATTACAGTTTCGAGCTCACCATTTTCATTAACTTCTATTGCTTCTCTAACTAAACTTTCTGCATATGCAGTATCGTCTAAATTAATTTCTAATCCGTTATCAGCAAAAATTGCAGTAAGTATATTAGTAATAACGCCGAGCTTTTTAACTTTAGCCGGAGGACTAATATATATTGGCGTAGTAAATGTTAACGTAGCAACATCGATTTCGCTTTCGACTCCTACAGGTATACTTCGATTACTCCACTGAATATTATCTAAATTAACTACAGATAATGATGTCCAATCAACATAGTTATCTGTAGTTTGTATTTCTAAACTTGGATTAAACAGCATTAATATCTGTTCTAGTATTTGTAGTTTTTGATCAGTATTTGTACTCCATACATCTACATTAACTGTAAGTGTATAAGGAGTAGGCATAAGGCGTTCTACAGTATAATTTCTGCCTTCGGTTTTTAAATATTCTTTACCGTCTGCATCATATGCACGTTCTCTAATATTAAGTTTATTAACATAACTAGAATCACTAGTTCGTGTGCGATCCATTTCTAAGCCTGTAATATATACAGCCATACGTGGTGCACTTGGAATTTTATTTTCGCTGTTATCTCTAATAATAGATCCAACTTGTCTAGTTAAGTCGCCATAAGTTACAGGAATTTTAATAGTAGTATTATCTCCTGTTTTATAAGTAAAATTACTCATCATCCTTACAATTTGTGTAAGGTAGCGTCTTATTTGTTTATCATAAAAATGTTGCATTAACTATTATCCGCTTTTGGTCTAAGTGCTTTAGATAATCCTTGACGCTGGTCAAAAGTCTCACCTGCTACTGTTGAAGTTGAACTATTGTTAATAAAGTCTCCCTTCTGATTATTAGCAGTGTCTGCGCCGATCATATCAGCACGTCTTAGATCTTGTACTTTATTCCATCGTTGATTTTTATATTTAAATAATCTGTTTGGCAAGAAATCTGTCCTCAAAAAGTAATCACCGTTTTGTGGTGACGGTGGAAAACTTATACCGTGACCAAATGGTTCTCCATTAGGAGTAGTGCTTCCAATAAGATAACCTTTGTAACCTTGCCTATCAGGCGGAGCCATTGTTTTAAGATTATCCGGTCCTTCAGTTTCAGTTAATTCTGTATCTCCACTTTCGTTTGTTTGTAATGTAAAGAAATGTGTTACATCATAACCACTTTGTTGAGTCTCAGCAACTGCTTCGTCTACAACAGCATTGTTAATTTGCATTTCTTTTTCATATGTTGAAAGCAAATCACGTAACTTATCGTTTCCTGGAGCGTCTTCATCTGCAGGAAGATCGAGTATATCTTTAAATTCTTGTCCGTCATATATTTGTTTTAGTTTTAGACGATATAAATGCGGATACCAAGTAGGCGAAAATCCTTCACTTGCACGATTAACATCGTCAACTACATAAAACCGTTTTAGTGCAACACTATAATCATTAAGCGCATATTCATCTTTTAAATGAGGAAGTTCAACTACATCACCTGGCATAATTTTTCTACCTAGTGTTCTAACAGAACTATTAATATGTATTGTCATAAACAATGTATCATTGCTTAAAAATAATCCAAACTGACTTAGATCAAAATCTATATCTTGAACGTTATAAATTCCTCGCATAGAATAGATATCAGGATCATATTTTCTGTCTCTATTTTCTAAAAACATCATATCTTGTATTTGTGTATGATCTTTTTCGTTTACACCGTCATCGGTTCCTATATATTTGTGTATGTTAATATCGGTACCGCCAATAGTAAACATCTCTAGTATCTGTTTGTCTAGAAATTCATAATCTTTTCCCTTTTCGGGTTTATATAAACTAAGTCTTGGCATATACATATTTATCGTTATGGCGTTCATACGATAAATACTAATACGGAGAACATCGAATGGCAATATTACAAACACAAAAGCAAGAAGTATTTGATTATGTAAATGCAATGTTAGGTGGTGGAATGATTGATGTAGAACTCGATCCAGTTCACTATGAAACAGCATTAACTAAAGCACTTACACGTTTTAGACAACGCAGTGATAATTCAGTTGAAGAAAGTTATGTCTTTATCGAAACTGTTCCAGATCATAATGAATATACACTTGCTGATGAAGTAATTGAAGTTCGAAGAATTTTCCGCAGAAGTATAGGTTCTAGAACAGGTGGTGGCGACGGAGGCACAATTTTCGAACCTTTTAATATGGCCTACACCAATACCTATCTTTTGTCAAGTAGTAACCTAGGAGGCCTTGCAACTTACGATATGTTTAGTCAATATCAAGAACTTGTAGGCCGTATGTTTGGTTCATTTATTGAATTTAAATGGAATACTGCAACCCATAAACTTACGCTACTACAACGTCCTAGAGCAGATAATGAAACATTATTATTAATGTGCTATAATTATCGTCCTGACTCAGAGTTATTAAGTGATTATCTAGCAAAGCAGTGGATTAAAGATTATACACTTGCCGCTTGTAAGTATATGCTAGGTGAAGCACGTAGTAAATTTGCTACTATTGCAGGACCACAAGGCGGATCAACACTTAATGGTGATAGCTTAAAAGCAGAAGCGCAGGCTGAAATGGAAAAACTAGACCAAGAAGTTTCAACACAAATGGCCGGCGGTGTCGGCTACGGGTTTACAATTGGCTAATGGCTGAGTTTAGCCACAAAGAAGCCCATAGGCTTTTTTGGATGGTTAAAGGACATCTTACCAGTTCTGAAAAAACAATATTAGAAAGTGCAGACGGATATTTTAAACGTCTTTGGGGCAATCACGAAAATGTCTATAAAGAAGAAGGTTTTGAAGAAGCATATAAAAAACTTCTTGACAAAAGGTCCTGATCCTATTATAATATAACATATATTTTAAGAGGATTCATTAATGTTACCTAAACTACTTGTTGTTGGCCACGGCAGACACGGTAAAGATACTGTCTGCGAAATGTTAAAAGCATACGGATATAAATTTCAATCATCAAGTAAGTTTTGTAGTGAGCTTTTTATATTTGATGAATTAAAAGACAAATACGGTTATGCAGACGAAGAAGAATGCTTTGCAGATCGACACAATCATCGTACTGAATGGTACAATATGATACACGATTACTGTAGAGATGATCTAGCACGTCTTGGACGCAACTTGTTTGCAGAACACAGTATCTACTGCGGACTACGCAACAAGCGCGAATTCTTTGCAATGCAGAACGAAGAAATTTTCGACTATGCTATTTGGGTAGATCGTACGGATCACTTGCCTACTGAAGATCCTAGTTCTATGAGTATTGAACAATGGATGTGTGATTACACTATTGACAATAATGGCGACCTAAAAAGATTACAGAAAAATGTTGCAGTATTGATGAGAACAATTTTTAGAAGTCAGGGATTAAGTCTCCCTGCTTCCACCGCACACCTTCTTTCTGAAGAATACGCTGACAGTTAGCACAGATAGTTTTTAGGTTACTCGGACGACAGTTCTCTAAGTTACCATCAATATGAAATACATTAAACTGTTCTAAGTGTTTAGATCTAAATCCACATTTGTCACAAGTGTCTTTTTTTTGATATCCTGCTTGTTTCCATTTAGGAATTCCGTGAGCTGTTCCCCCGTGCTTTAAACAGATCTCACACTTTTTTCGATAATAAGTTCTACCTTCTTTTTTATAATTTATGGCGGCAGGTCTTTGTCCGCACAAGCATAATGGTCTCATATTGTATTTAGCTCACCTTTTTCGCCCCTTTTTTTTGGTGTTTAGTGGAGTGTTTTTGCTCAATTATGGTAAATAGTTATAATAAACAAAAACCATATCCATATATTAGGAGACATAGAATGGCATTAACATCACCAGGAGTACAGGTCAGCGTTACAGACGAAAGTTTTTACACAGCCGCTGAGCCGGGTACAACACCAGTAATATTTGTTGCTTCTGCTGAAAACAAAACCAATGCATCAGGATCAGGCATTGCGCAGGGCACATTAGCAAAGAACGTAGGTAAACCATACTTACTGACATCACAGAGAGATCTAGCTGACCAGTTTGGTGATCCACAATTCCAGATCGACTCCAACAACAATCCAATACACGGTTCGGAACTAAACGAATACGGATTGCAAGCGGCATACTCAATTTTAGGAGTAAGCAATAGAGCTTGGGTTGTTAGAGCAGGTATCGACTTAGGTAAGTTAAACCCAAGTTCATCTGTTCCGGCAGCAGATCCAGAACCAGATACTTATTGGTTAGATACACAAGTGTCGTTGTTTGGTATTCAAGAATGGAATGGTAATGATATCACTGTAAACGGCGGTCAGAGCTTTACTAATAAGATTCCATTAGTACTTACAGATAGCGGACAAGTAACATCAGGAAATGCACCACTAGGTTCAATTGGACAAATTGGTGATTACGCTGTTGTTGCTGTTACAAATACAAATACATTTTGGTATAGAAACACAAGCGGTACTTGGGTACAAATAGGTACAGATGCTTGGAGAGAAAGTTGGCCAACAGTATCAGGTACTGTTGCTAACCCAACATTAGCCGCAGGCACATTTGTTATTAAAACTGATCCAACAGAGGCTAGCGGAACAACTATTAATGTTACTTCAAATATGACATTAACTGCACTAGCGGCAGAGATTAATGGTAAAAACATTGACGGTATAACAGCAAACGTAGTTGATAACAGGCTTGTAATTTATAGTGATGGTAATACAAGTGGTGCTGACTCAGCATTAGGTGGTCCGATTATTTTATCAAAAGGTATAGACGGAGCCGCACTAGTTGCCCTAGGCATACTAGACAGCGACACTTCTGAAAAAACTTTTTATCCACCTGCTGTACACATTGATAAGCATACTAATATTGCAGAATTTAAATCAAGCGACACTTATCCACGTCCTACAGGTTCTTTATGGATTAAGACAACAGAGCCAAATGCAGGAGCACGTTGGAGAGTTAAAGTTTGGAATGATGAAACTAAACTTTGGGAAACAATTGACGCACCAATTTTTGCATCAGCACAAAGCGCAATTTACAATTTAGATAGAGTCGGCGGTGGCAGTACTTTAGAAATCGGCAACTTATTCATTCTAAGTAATGTTGCAGGAGACACACAGCCCCTAGCAACATTTAAGATTTTTAAACGCGAGGCAGTAGGTAGCACTATTGTAAGATCTGCTATTATTACTAGTTCAGGAATTGCCGATGCTAGTGGTACTGGATACAACATTACAATTGAAGCAACAGAGCCAGGCGAAGAAAGTTTTGGTACAGCAGTTACTATTTTAGTTGATAATAACGATTTAAGTCAAAATGCAGATGATGCAACTGTAGTAGCACAAGCAATTACAAATGCTGGCGTTCCTTACGTTACTGCTGAAGTTGATAATACTAACAGAGTTATTATTAAACATACCAAAGGCGGTGAAATTAGATTAACAGAAGGTTCTGCAGGAAACGACGGAATCTTTACAGTATTAGGTATAAGCCCATACGTTGCCGCAGTTGGTAATACTCCTGCTTCAGGCACTGCAAATGTTAGTGTTGAGCCAGGATATGAAGTAGCTGACGGTAAGTTAAGACTAAGCAACTGGAGAGCACTAAAATATACTGCTTCTACTGAAGCACCAACTACACTAGCTGAAGACGGTGAACTTTGGTATAACTCAATTGTAGACGAAGTTGATATTTTAGTACATAATGGTACTACTTGGGTTGGTTATCAATATGCAGGAGGTTCTGTTGAAGGACATTCTGTTAGTGCTAGCCAGTACTACAATGTATCTGATACATTTAAAACAGATCCAAAAGGACCGATTATTGCCGCAACAAAACCATCGAAACAAACAGATGGAACTGATCTTGTAGATGGTGATCTTTGGATTGATACTTCAGATTTAGAAAACTATCCAACAATTTATAAGTATCGTTTAGCAACAGATAAATGGGAACTAATTGATACAGCAGATCAAACATCAGAAAATGGTATACTATTTGCTGATGCACGTTATGGACTTAACGGAGCTGCCGGCAATACCAAAGCAGACATTACTGATTTGTTAGGTAGTGCTTATTTAGATCCAGATTGTCCAGATCCTGCACTATATCCAAAAGGTATGATGCTTTGGAATACACGTAGAAGTGGATTTAATGTTAAAAAGTTTGTACGCAACTACATTGACACTGGAGCAAAAAATACTCTATTAGGCGATGCAGATATGAGAAATTATTATCCACATCGTTGGGTAACTGAGTCAGGAAACCAAGCAGACGGATCAGGATCTTTTGGTAGAAAAGCACAACGTAAAGTTATTTTACAAGCTATGCAAGCAGTAATTAATAACAACGATGAAATTAGAGATGACGAATCACGTATCTTTAACTTGATTGCGGCGCCAGGATATCCAGAGCTAATCGGCGAAATGGTTTCATTAAACTATGACAGAGGCTTAACTGGCTTTGTTATAGGCGATACACCAGCAAGATTAGATTCAAGTGCTACATCACTTAATAATTGGGCAACTAATGAAAACGGTGCTTTTGAAGATAGCGACGAAGGACTTGTAACAAGAGATGAATACCTTGGGTTATTTTATCCTTGGGGTATCACAAGTGACAATTTTGGAAACAACGTTGTTGTTCCACCAAGTCATATGATGCTACGTACTATTGCACTTAGCGATGGTGTTTCTAATCCTTGGTTTGCACCAGCAGGCACAAGACGCGGCGGCATTACAAATGCTTCGTCAACAGGCTATATTGATAGCGAAGGTGAATTTGTAACTGTTGCACTTAATGAAGGACAACGCGATACATTGTATAGTAATGCAATTAATCCAATTACTTTCATTACAGGCGCAGGT